GCGTGATGGAGCGTGCGGCCAAGAGAATCGAAAGCATGAAGACGGATATCGAACTGTATAGGGTATTCGCAAGAGCGGGACGGGTTCCGGGAGAGGTAGATAGCCAATGACAGAATACGAACTAATGAACTGGCTGATCTACTCATGCTATACGCTGATCGTGATCGCCCTGATATTGTACGGCGTCGTGAAAGATCACGTCGCGTGCATTATCTGCGGAGCCGTAGGCGGGATGATCCTGCTTAGGCTGGCCGCGAGGTTCATCGCCGAGGCTGAAGCAGGGATAAGAATGAGTGAGCATCTAATATGATAGCCGACAGGATCAAGGAACTCAGACGCGTTAGGGCGGGCGACATTCTCGCCAACCCGAGCAACTACCGCACGCATCCGGATGAGCAACGGGACGTCATGCAGGCTGTCCTTGAGCGTATCGGGTTCGCCGGTGCATTGCTTGCCCGAGAGCTGGACGACGGAACGCTAGTACTGATCGACGGGCATCTACGCCGCGACATGGATCACGAACAGATTGTTCCGGTCTTGGTCACCGACCTGACCGAGCAGGAGGCACGCGAACTGCTGGCGGTCTACGATCCTATCAGCGCGATGGCCGGGCAGGATGACGACATCCTCCGCGACCTGCTGGCCAAGATCGAGATCGAGGACGGGCCGCTTGCCGAGATGCTGGCGGCGATGGATGACGAGCTTCCTGACATGCTGATCGAATGCGAGAACGATGCCGACTTCATCCCAGAGCCGCCAGTCGATCCGATCACGAAGCCGGGCGACCTTTGGATACTTGGCGAGCATCGGTTGTTATGCGGCGATAGCACGAAGGCGGAAGACGTCGAACGGCTGATGGACGGGGAGACGATCAACGTTGCATTCACCTCGCCGCCGTATGCCAGCCAAAGGAAGTACGACGAGTCAAGCGGATTCAAGCCGATCAAGCCTGACGACTATTGCGCCTGGTGGGAACCGATCCAGGCGAACGTAAAAAAGCACCTGGCCGAAGACGGATCGTTCTTCGTGAACATCAAAGAGCATTGCGAGGACGGGCAGCGGTCGCTTTACGTCAAGGACTTGACGCTGGCTCACGTTAGAGAATGGGGCTGGCGGTTCGTTGACGAACTTATATGGACAAAGAGCGGCGTACCTGGTAAGTGGCCGAATCGATTTAAGAACGCATGGGAACCTGTCTTTCATTATGCCGGATTAGAGACGAAGTTCCGTCCTGAGAATGTTCTGGTTGACAGCGATAGAGCATTCACGCAAGGCGGAAGAGGATCACCAGCAGACGTTCAGGGGTACGAAGACGCCCTACAAGGTATAGAAGCCAAGGAAGGCCGAGCACGGCCAAGCAACGCAATACAAGCAAACTATGACAGCCACGGCGGCGGAGGCATTAAACACAGTGCAGTCTTCCCCGTCGCACTTCCATCGTTCTTTATTAAGGCATACAGCGACGAACGCGATACGATATACGATCCCTTCCTCGGCTCAGGCACAACCCTGATCGCAGCCCAGCAGCTAGGCCGCAAGTGCGTAGGAATTGAGATCAGCCCACAATACTGCGACGTGATAGTCAACCGATGGGAACAATACACAGGCGAGACGGCACACGTTGAGGCGAGCAAATGACGCGGGTATTTTCATCCGGCGACCTGCACAAAATAAAGCTGATGGCGAGCAAGCGACTGCCGATTACCGACATCGCAACGCTAATGGAATGCTGTGCGAAGACGCTGGACAATCACCCCGAGACGCGGCAGGCGATCGATGCGGGCTGGGCTGAGGTCAATTTGACCGTGTCGAATATGATGATTCAGAAATGCAAAGAAGGTAATGTATCGATGCTGATCTGGTACTCGAAACAATACCTGGGATGCAAGGAACCGCAGCGAGATATTCACGCGACGATTGACCCGGCTGTATTGCTGGCCGAGATAAAGGCAGCGGACGCGGCCACGTTTATTGATCCACCGGAAGAGACAGAAGGATGATTGATGCATGGACGCCGTTTAATTTTCATGCTGGCCAACAGGCGTACATTAGCAGCACGGCGCAGTTTAACGACCTCGTCTGTGGACGCCGTGCGGGCAAGACGGAACTCGCATGCCGAAAGCTTGTCAAGTGTGCGAGGAGTCCGCTATACACTGGAGCACGATACATTTATCTCTGTCCGACCAGACGACAAGGAAAGAAAATTGCATGGCAGCGACTCAAGGATCTGGTCGGCCCGAACTGGATGGCCGGTTCCCCGAACGAAACGGAACTTATCATCCGGACCATTACGGGCGGGCAGATAGAGATTGACGGGATGGACGCCCCGCAACGGCTGGAGGGCACCGGCGTCGTCGGAGTAGTTGCAGACGAATCAAGCGACATGAAGCCGGGAGCGATCCAACAGACCGTCATGCCTATGCTGACTTGGGCACTTGAGCGGGGCGGATGGATGGATCGGATCGGCGTCCCGAAAGTCAACGGGCCGAGCGGGCTGGAGTTTAAGGAGTCGTGGGAGAAGGGATTAAACGCGGACCCGGCTGTGCACCAGTCGTTCCGATGGCCGTCCTGGGACGTGTGTCCGCCCGGTGCGATCGAGACGTTGCGAAAGAATATGTCAATGCAGGTGTTCCGCGAGCAGTGCGGAGCCGAATGGATCAGTCACGGAGGGGCGGCCTTCCACGCATTCGACAAGGATCGGAACGTTAGGCCGTGCGGATACCATGAGAGCTTACCGATCCGGGTGGGCTCGGACTTTAATGTGGAGCCAATGTGCTGGGTATTGTCGCACTGGCACGGTGATCATTACGAGTACTTCGAGGAGCTTGAGATTGACGACACGCACACGCAGGCGACGCTTGATATACTCAAAGCGAAGTATCCTAATCATGTAAGCGGGTGGGAGTTTTACGGCGACGCGTCAGCACAGGCACGCACGACATCGGGCAGCATGAGCGACTACAGGATTATCCAGAACGATCCAGACTTCAAGCGAATGGGACGCACGATACATTATCCGCGAGGTAACCCGTTGCGTCTCGATCGGTTCGGAGCATTCAACGCGATGCTTTGTAATGCAGTAGGCGAGCGGCGATTGTACGTTGATTCGAGATGCGAACGGCTGATACAAGACTTGAGGCATCGCGGGCTAGACGCGAAGACGGAAACGGGAACACGGATGGGACATATGAGCGACGCCGCGAGCTACATCGTATGGCAGACTCACCCGCAATTACCGAGCGAAGAACCGATCAATATTACTGTGAGGGCTGGATAATGGGATTGCTCGGACGAAAGCAAGCGAAGGAAGACGCGGCCCAGAAGGCTGTCGTGGTCGAGGAAGTGACCGGGCCGCAGGTGCGCGGAGACCGAACCAACGCAGAGAAGAAGTCCACGTACTACAACGCGATGAGGGGATTCCGACACGACCCAACGATTGCACTGACGCGCATGGCCTCAGTTGCACCGATCCTTGCGGCCACGTGGACCGTGACGGCTGACGACGACGCACCGAACGGAGCGAAGGAACTGATCGAGGAAACATTCTTGCCGGTACGTCCTAACCTACTTGAGCACATCCTGTTTTATGGATACATAGATTACGGCTGGGCTGGATTCGAGAAGGTCTGGGAAGAGCGTGATGGCCTGTTTACTATCAAGAAATTCAAGCCGCTACTGCATGACATAACTAAGATATTAGCCGATAAAGAGACGGGCGGTTTCCACGGGTACGAGCAGCCGAAGCAAGGCGGTAATGTTACTGTCGACCTCGCGAAGTCGCTACACTACCCGTTCCGGATGGAGGGACAAAACTGGTACGGCGAATCGCTGTACGTCAACGTCATCGAAGTCATGGACGCCTACCGAAAGACTGAGGCGTCCAGCAAGAAGTATGACGAGAAGGTTGCAAGCTCGTTCCGCGTCCTGCATTACAAGGCAGGCAATACGTTAGTAAATGGAGTCAAGCAAGATGCGAGTGTGGCGGCTAATGCGATACTCGACACACTGAAGAGCGGCGGCGACCTCGCCATACCTCACACCGAAAAGGACCAGGTAAACGGCGAGGATCCTTGGCGGTTCGAGTACGTCGGATCAGGCGGATCGGCTCAGTATGGATTCGTCGCACGGGCGACCTACCTCGACAAACTCAAGGTACGTGGAATGCTATGGCCAGAACGGGCGATCCTGGAAGGCGAGCACGGCACGAAGGCCGACGCCGAAGCACATGGCAGCGTTCCGCTGACAGTCGCCGAGCTTGTGCATGAGGACGTTACGAGGAACACGAACTGGCACGCGGTCAACCAAGTGCTCGTTGCCAACTGGGGCGAGAGTGCAGCGAACAAAGTCAGGCTAATTGCTGATCCGATCGTAGACGAGAAGAGGGTGGTATTCGCGAACCTGCTCAATGCGATGATCGCCAACCCGACAACGTTTGTCGAGGTGTTCAGTCGTCTAGATCTTGAGGCGATTATCGACCAAGTTGGGATCCCGCAATCAGGCGATGAGATACCCATGCGGGTGCCGACATCGGTGAGTGACGGCGCCGAGTTCGCCTTGAGCATGAACGCATATTCCGACCGAATCATAGCTAACGCATCCGCTGGATAATATGGCTAAGTTAACCGACAAACAAATAAGCAAACGCAAGGAAGGCGACCGGGCACGGCTCGCCGCTGCTGGCACACAGGCCGCATTACAGATCGGGCATATGATCCAGCGGGCAGCGATCGCGGCGAAGCAGAGCGGCAAGCGTGGAGCCGAGATACTGGCGCCACTGCAAGACGAGATTGCCGCGACGATCACCAAAGGGATGATGGCCGCACACGTCGTCGGGATCCAGCGAATACGACTCGACGCGAAAGTAGGCAAAGGGCTGAAATTAGAATCGAAGATTGACGCCGTGCTCCGTGAGATGCGGGCCAAGCTCGCGATGACACCGGCGGACTGGGCCGAGCTCGAAGAGAAATACGGCAAGCAGACTCGCGACCTGATGGGCGTCTTCACAAGCGAGACAGGCGAGCAGATAGACGACGCGATCAACCTGGCGATACGAGAGCAGGCGTCAGCACGCGACGGCATACGGATCATGCAGGAGACATTGACGGGAGTGAGCGGAGTACCAAAAGCGGCACACGTTGCCGAGGCAATATTTCGGACACAAAGCAGCCTTGCATATTCGTCGGGCCAGTGGGCTCAACTGCAAGACGAGGCGATCCAGGAAATCCTATGGGGCTATAAGTATGTAACAGTCGGGGACAACCGCGTCCGAGACGAGCACGAGGCGTGGGAAGGCGTGACGCTGCCGAAGAGCGATCCATGGTGGGATACTCATTGGCCGCCGAACGGTTGGAACTGCCGGTGCGATGTTATCGAAATATACGAACCGCGTGAAGTCAAGACGGCTCCGGCCACGTTCGTCCCATCCGTAGGACCGAACGCACCGTCAAAAGAAAACCCTGGCGGAAACGCGATAATCCCAACAATAGCACCAGGCTTTGAATTCAACCCAGGCAAGACGCTGAACTTCAATACGCCTGGCTCGGCATCATAAAGGTGACTCATGAAATCACAAATATTTAAGACGCCTAACTCCGGTTCATTGCTAAAGCATGAGGGCGGTGGATGCAAGCGATACAAGAAGGAGATCGCCCGCGTCGGCAAGTATGAACAGCCTTCGACCGGCAAGCACTTTGAGTTTACGAAGCCATGGTTGCAGGGCCGCGTCGAGACGTTCAACCGCATGAAAGCAAACGGCGTCCGCGTCAAGGTTCCGCTCGATCACAAAGATCACGACTCATCCAAGAATAAAGGATGGATCGAAGATATAACACTCGAAGGCGACTCACTGTTTGTTGTCGCTGACCTGTACGGCGACGGTGCAGACCTCGCCCTGACAACCGACGTCTCAATGTACGTTCCCGCGAAGTGGCGAGACGGCAAAGGAAACGATTACGATTGGCCGATTAGGTCGGTCGCACTGACAGACGACCCATGCTTACCCGGACTCGGCCCGTGGGAACAGTTGGCCCTATCCGCTGAAGAATACGACGATGTTGAAGTACTAACCTATCAACCGAATAAAGAGGAACCGATGGAATATAAAACCATTGCGACCGCACTTAATCTGTCTCTTGAGACGGACGAGGGAGCGGAAGAAAAGATCGTGCAAGCGATCGAGGATCTGAAGCTGTCGGCGGCACCGGTCGAGCCTGCTGCACCTGATCCGGAACCAACACCGGAGCCGGAACCAGCGACGCCCGTCACGCCAGTCGACGACACAAGCCCACTCCTTCTAAGCATGACGAACCTGACGAAAGTCAATCGTGGCCTACAGCTCGACGCCCTCGCCGGCGCCGCGAAGATCAATAAGGCCGCGCGCGAAAAGATCGAGTCCGCGTTCTGTGGTGACTCGCTCGCGTTGTCACTGTCGTCTGGTACGCCTGACGGGTTCGACGCCGTGTGCGAAGCGTTCGCCATGATGGAGCCGCTCGTCCTAACAGGCGAAGCGACAGGCGTTCAGGCCGTCGACCCGAACGCGGGCGGAGCATCCGCAGCAGACTCGAAGGCCGAACAAGATCGATGGCTCGCCGCTGCCGGTCACTAATCGAAACTAACACAATCAAGAGGTAATAATAATGGGACAACCAGGAATTGGATCCTCCAGTACAGCGACGCCGCGTGAAGTATTCCTCGGCGAAATCGGACACTACAAGCCGGGTGGCGTCATCATCGACGCGAGCGAATCCCGCGACCCGCTGAACACGGGCGACCTTGACACGCTCCGCGCTGGGCTATTGCTCGGCAAGATCACGAGCGGCAATTACGCGCCTGCGATCCTCGGCGTCACGACCGTCGCATACGACGTTTCTGCGGCTCCGACGTCGATAACGGTATCGGCTGCAACGGCTGTCGAGCTGGTACGCCGTGAAGGCGCGTCGGGTACTTTCGAACTGACCGGCCCGCCATCGGCGGCTGGCACCGTCCAGACTTCGACTGTCACTTACTCGGCGGTAAACGTCACGACCGGCGTGATCACTGTTACGTCTCTTGGCGCTGGCGCGAACGAAGTCCATACGATTACGTTTGATGCGGCAATGACGGCTGGAGTTCTCGACGTCACCTACTGGACTTCCACGGGACTTCCTATCCCCGTCGCAGTCGCGTGGGATACGAATATTGCAACCACGATCGCGGCATGGAACACAGCTTCCACGGCTGCGGCTACCGTGTTCGCCGGCGAGGCGTCTGTCGGTGCTGTCATGACCGGAGATGCGACGGTTCCCGTGCTGACGTTCTCGGGCGTCGGGTTCGCTGGGCTCGCTCCGTCCGAAGTATCGCTGGCTGACGTTGGCGCCACGACCGGCCCCGTCGACGCAACGACTGTCCTGACGACCGCCGCTGTCGCCGCTACCGCCAACGACTTTATCGCTGGCTCGCTCGTTCAGCCGGACGACGGATCAGAGCAGATCATGGGCATCCAGGGCATGAGCTACGGCGTCAAAGTCACCGACGAAAACGACGATGAAGACGACGCCGAGTGCGACAAGTTTATCATGGGCGGTGCATTGAATACCGACGTGCTAATCAATTACCCGACCGACACGAGTCTTATTACTTGGGTACAATCCGAGCTTCGAGACCACGGGCTCGGGTACACGTTCAGCGGTTCGATCCAATAACACAACGAAACCAAAGAGGTTAAGAATATGGCCAAGCCTATTGAAGATGTACTTGCATGGGGAAATATGACTTCGGTTGCGCTAGCAACGAAGAGCCTCACGCCAACCCTCCCGCCGTCCTTCATGGCATCCGGTTCCCCATTCAAGGGGAACAAAGGATCGTATATGAAAGTCGAAGGCTCGCGACGTCTCGCGAAAGCGTGCCAGTATACGGCACCGGCGAAGCTCGCGACGCAACAGGGCATCACGGAAACGCTCGTGAAGCTTCAACACAATCGTGAGTATATCACGCATGATGCGAATACGCTGATCGCACTACGCGGTGAGCAGGGCGACACGGCACAGGACCGAGGACGCGAGACTGTCGCGCGAACGACCGCAGAGTTTGCTAGTCGGTTCCAGAACTCTCGCTGGGCGACTGTCGCCACGGCTCTGGCGAACGGGATCCTGTACTATGACTCCGATGGTAATCTTTTACCGTCCTCCTCTGGCGCCGCGTACAATATCGACTTCGATATTCCGGCAGTGAACCAGGACCAGTTAGACGGAACGCTCGTCGCTGACTGGTCGACCGCTTCCTCGAATGTGCTTGGTGATCTCGACGGGGTCATTAACTATTACAAGCGCATCTACGGCGGCACACTGAAATACGCGTTATACGGCGCCAACATTCCCGGCTACATGCTGAATAACACCGGGCTGAAATCCTACGTGTCGGGTAGTCCAGCACTCTCCGCACAGGCGATCGAGAACACGACCGGAATGCCCAACTACAAAGGGCTTATCTGGCTGCCGCTCGATGCGTTCTGGTATGGCGAAGACGGCGATCTCGACGACGCAACTGTTGACGACACGGTCGTCTACTGCCAAGAGCCGTCGTCCGAATGGTGGGAAGTCTTGCAGGGTTCATACCTTATTCCTACCACGCTCGGAATCGAGGCCGATGGTAATGCGGCGATGCAGTCGTTCGACGATGTCACCGGCATGTTTAGTTATGCCGAGATTTCGACGAACCCGCCGGGCGTCAATCACTACATCGGGGACACGTTCCTTCCGGTGATTAAGGCGCCTAAGTCGATCCTTCAAACGACCGTGCTTATCGTTTGATCAACTAGTTACTCCCTGCGTCGGGCGGGTGCGGTTCCATTCTCCCCTGCCCCGTCCGGCGCCCCTTTTATAATCAGGACTCACTATGTCACGTATAGACGGAAACACAACGATAGGCGGAACGCTAACTGTCAACGGTACGGCCTGCACGTTGCCTACCGCCTGTATCACTGACTCGAACATGTCGGCAGGCTCGCCCGCCGGCGTTACAAAAACCGTCCATCAGCACCTTAAGCAATACGCGCAGGAATCCGCGACGGCTGCGGCTGACGGTGCGTTTGTTATCCACGTCGCACAGAAGGCTGGCACGCTGACGAACTTTGACTTCGGTGCTGTCGTCGCGAATATCGGGGTATCTGTTGTCGCGTTCGATCTGCTCAAGGACGGGGCGACGATGCTGAGCGGAACAAATGAAATTGACAGTGGCGACGCGGCTTATGCCCTAGTTGCTGGCACGATAGGGACGGCGGCATACGCGGCGGATACCGTCTGGGAAGTCCAGATCACGGGCACGGCTGGCGGCGGCACGCTCGCAAAAGGCGTGTTCGCACAAGCAACATTCAGCGAGGCGGCTGATACCTAATATGGCTGACCAAGATAGCAATGTAACCATCGAGGTTGACATTAAGGGCATGGAGCGATTCAAGGGCAAGCTGAATTCCAGAAGCAGCCCCATCATGGATAAGATGTATATCCAATGGGCCGAACGGCTACGAAGCTATTGGAAGGAACGATTCGACACGTGGAGCAAGGGCGGCGGTGCCTGGGTCGGGCTGTCAAAGGAGACGATAAGGCGACGGAAGAAAGGCAAGGATGGAACCAAAACCGCGTCCATTCTCCGCAACACGAACACGCTATATAAAGCAATCGACCCGAAGTTAAAGAGCCCCGGCAAGTTAACAAACAAGGGCAAGAATTATATCGAGATCGGCTATGGCGGGCCGGATAAGCACCCGAGCGTAAACGCAACAATTGCACAGGTCGCGACATGGCACCAGACCGGCGCTGGCTTTAACCCTGTGCGAAAGATCATCGTCAACCCGAATGCACGAACCCGCAAGGGTATGGAAGAAGACGCAGATCGAGCACTAGCGAAGTTGTCAAAGCAAACAGGGAACCAATAAATGGCCGATCCATTTACACTAGTCCATGATGCAATTTGGGATTGTCTGGAAGCATATAGCGGGTTCACGGATCTCGTCGGAGAGTCGAACAGAATCGACCTGACTGGAGCGAGTCGAGCGCCTAATAAGCAGGCTAAGAATACCGCCGATTACCCGCAAGTAAGGGTCGTCCCGGCTGGAGCAGACACGCCAGAGCTACGAGACACGAGCGACGACGGAAAGGTTATGCGTTCGTACGAGATCCAGATATCGACCGGGACAATGCTCGCAGGCGGAACAGTCTACCCAGGAAATATCTACAATATCGAATGGAATATTTATAAGGCCCTGCTCAACTGGAAGAACTATTGGGGGCCGATGTCATCCCTGACGATCACAGGCGAGGACGACGAGGAATATAATTTTGTTACGAGTATGGATTTCGGAGCATCCGAGCAGGGCGTAGACAGTGGCGCACTAGCCGAGCAGAACATAGGCGGGTGGAATACGCTGTTGACGCTTAAATTTTTCATGACATTTCCACGGGCCGCATTCGCCCCAAGCATTGAATAGATAGGTGACACATGGCAGTTATTGGTGGCGTGAATTGTGCGTTTGCTCATGACGGAACAACATTTGCGGCGGGGCTTGGATGGTCAGCCAGTGAGTCTGCAACGGCCACACGGCAGGCACACAGCGGAACCGACCTTGCCCTTGAATCATACGATGGAATCGTTGACTGGACGGGCACATGCACGGGCATCGGTGTCGAGCCTCCGATGTTTCCCGGCACAGACTTCACATTCCTCGGGTCGATCGATCAGGTGTTGGGCGTGACAGGCCCAGCAAGGTGCACTGGCATGCAGGTCGTCGTGGACTACGAGGCATCTGTCCCGGTCATGTGGACGCTGGACATTGCTATGCAAGGCGGTGCGCTTGTCCGTGGCGCCGCTGCCGCGGAAGATACGTCCGTTACACTTCCGGTCGTCCCGAAGGCGTTCCCGGCTGCGACCGTCATGACTGCAAGTGTTGCGGCGTCTCCGTCCTATGCCGCATTGCCGAACATAACCAAGTTTACAATCTCTATGAAAGAGGCGGCTGGTACGTACTCTTCAAGTGACACCGGCCTCACAACTGGCAGGACACCGGGCAACCTAGACATAACGGCAACACTCGAAGGAGCTGTACAGAATGGAGCCGGTAAAGGATATCTTGACTGGCCTGATACAGACGAGATTCTGCACGTTCGGGCGTTCGTGAATCAGACGAAATACTGGGGTGTAAATTGGCTGCGGTTCACCGGTTACAACCCAGGGGCCCAGGCGTCAGATAACGTCCTGCGTGTTAGCTTGCCAGCCGTGCTTGCGGCATCCCAATCAGCCGGAACCGCATCACTTGGATTTGTTGACACGCCAGGCGGAACGAGAATCTGGGGACCGGCATAACTAACGACGACAACGAGGAGAAGTAAGAATGGATTTATTCAACGCAACGAATCAGCCGGTTGAAATCAAGGTGGGCGACACTTCGATACTAATCGGCCCCACGACTGTTAACGCACTCGGGACAATGACAGCGTGGGTTAGACGGCAGGTGATTAACGAGGCAATGGAAGACCTCGACACGTTTAGTATTGCAGCTCAGCGAGCACGGCACAAGCTCGCATGGGAGACCGCGTCAACGGTCGACATGGGTTCACCAATTTATGTAAACATGTTTGCGACTATCGAGGGCCTAGCGAAGTGGCTACAGGTCCACGCCACGCTGGCGACGCCAGCGACGCCGATGGACTACGACACGGCGTACAAGTGCATATCGAAAATGAACGCTGAGGAAGTGCATAGATTTTTTGAAGCACGGACACAGGTCAATACGCCAGCCCACCCTACCGAGCCGGAGACGACAGCACCGACGACGGACTAATCGACTTCTCCGGTATGTACCACAAGTTCGCATATATGTATGGATGGACGAAAGAACAGGTCGGGAATCTAACGATAGTTCAGGTGGGAAGCTACGCTGATGCGATGAACGAAGATCCGGCACCGCCTCGCGGAATGACAAAAGAAGATTTTATGAAACACGCAGGGCTAATATAAATGGCCAACGAAGTCAAGACAAAACTATCCGCTGATAACTCAAATCTTAACCAAGGACTGAGCAGCGGGATCGGTGCGATCAAAAACTTTGCCGGTGCTGCTACGGCGATCGGTGCTAGTATAGCTGTATTTGCTGTGATGAAGAAAGTTGGAAAGGAACTATTGGAATTAGGCAAGGAGTCTATTGCACTATTCCAAATACAAGAGAATTCGGAAGCTCGCGTCGAGGCGGTATTGCAAGCAACAGGTAACGCGGCAGGACTGACACTATCGCAACTTAAGGCAATCGCTGAGGAAGTACAGCATATTACGACATTCGGCGATGAGATCGTTCTTGATGCGATGTCACTACTGCTGACATTCAAAAACATCACCGGCGACACTGTTGCAGCCGCGACAATGATGGCCGCAGACTTGAGTGTGATTCTTAAGACTGACCTACGTGGCGCAATGATGCAACTTGGCAAGGCCCTCGATGATCCGATAAAGGGTATGACCGCGCTCGGGAAAAGCGGCGTGTCATTCAGCGAGACCGAGCGTCAGATAATACGCGACATGGTGGCAGCGAACGACTTG